CGGCCACCACCCACCCAGCGGACCATCCCGCACACAACCCCGAGCGACACGTCTTCCGCGCTCGCGGCGTGTCGCGCTTGACGCGTGCGGAAATGATCTAGGTTTCGAGACATAACGTGGGTGATCTACACCCCACCAGGCCTCGCAGATGCGGGGCCTTTCGTCTTCCTCGGTCCGGTGTCGTTCTCCTGCGGCCGGGCCGAGGCTGGTCTCGCGCCGAGGGGAGCAACCTCATGTCGCCCATTCACGTCGACGTCGTCATCGCGGCCGCAAAGCCCGAGCTGGTGCGCAGCCGTCAGCCGCGCAACCGCCGCCCCGTCGCTGCCGCGCCCGAGCCGCCGGCGCCCGCGGTCGAGGACCTGGAGCAGCAGGATGTCAACGCCGGCGAGTAGCCGTAGCATCCGAAACGGCAAGGGTCACCGCGCGTACCGCCGCAAGCAGGCCGCGCTGAAGCGCCGCACGCACGACGAGGACCTGCCCTGTGGGTATGGCTCGACGCACGGTTGGGGCTGTGGCGAGCACATCGACACCACGCTGCCCACCGGTCACCGTATGAGCTTCACCGCCGACCACGACACCCCGATCGACCCGAACGACCGCCGGACGCTGCTGGGCCCGCTCGTGCCCATGCACCTCGTCTGCAATGTGCGCAAGAGCAACCGCGCGCCCGTGGAGATCTGGGGCGCTACCTAACCCGAAAGCGAGACACACCATGGCCAGTACCATCGGCGACGTCGACATCCGGCTGCTCGCGCAGCGCCACGATGCCGAGCCCATCGAGATCGGCACGCTGACCGTCTCGTCGATGCTCTCGCCCGAGGGCCATGTCCAGGTGCCGGCCGTCGACTTCATCATCACGTCGCACCGGGAGGCCGTCGAGGTCCTCGTGGCACACCAGCGCGTGGGCGATGGTGGCGGCTGCCATTGCGGCGGTGTCGAGCTCGGCCAGTCGTACCCCGAGCACGTCGCACGCATGCTGAAGGGGCCGCGGCCGTGAACCGCCTCACCGCCGAAGGGATCGCGGCCTCAGCCCAGGCTGGCGAGCGTGTGCTCGTCGTCGCCGCCGCGCGCCAGCGTGGGCCTGTGCTCGACGAGCTCGCGCGGATTCTGCCTCCCGAGCACGTCGCACGTGTGTCGCGCATGGTCGGCATCTTCTTGAAGAGCGGCGGATGGGTCCGGGTCTGCGCTGCGTCGTCGGTGCGAGGGTACGCCGCCGACGTCGTCTACCTCGACGCGAGCGTGCAAGACCATCCGGGCCTGGATGCCGAGGTGCGACCGTGCGTCGCGGCGAGCCCGCGAGGCGAGATCATCCGGCTCTAGCGAAGCGAGTGCGCGGCCGTCGCTGAAAAATCCAGCGACGGCCGCGCGATGCCAGCTTCCCGCGCGGACTTGGCGCCTCTCTCTCCTGTCTATGTCTATGTCTACATGTCTATTTCGGTAGACCGTCTCCCGCTGGAGGTGCCCGATGCCTCGTCAGCTGGCCCCGTGCGGCACGATGGCGGCCTACCGCCGGCACAAGCGCCGCGGTGAAGCAGTCGACAAGGCCTGCCAGAACGCGATGCGAGAGACGTCGCGGAACCAGTCGGGACGAGCCGACGACGAGCAGCAGTCCGCGCCCGTGGTCGCGATCCACGGCGCGTTCGTCGCGGCAGCGCCCGGAGCCGCGGTTGACGCGCGCGAACGGCTGATCGCCAACCTTCGGCTCGTCGAACGCGCGATGGAGGCGATCGTCGAGGCCACGCCGGAGCGGATCATTCCGCTCTCCACTCGGCATTCCGAGCTCGTCACGCAGCTCCTCGCCGTCGGTGGTGGCGGGACTGATGGCGAGCCGGCGGAGGAGGCGAACCCGATTGCCAAGCTCGTCGCTTCTCGTTCCGCTCCTGGGCGAACAGCGGCCGCGCCTCGAAAGTAGGCCCGACGCGGTCGCCTCCTACGGCGATCTCGCGGTCGACTTCGTCACCGCGGCGGGCATGAAGCTCGATGACTGGCAGGAGTACGTTCTCTGGGCCTGGCACGACATCAACGAAGACGGCGACTGGGCCGCGTCGGAGTGCGGCCTGCTCGTGAGCCGGCAGAACGGCAAGTCCGAGATCCTGATCGCGTACGACCTCGTGCGGCTCTTCTTGTTTCCGATGGAGGACGGCCGCCGCCGCAACTTGCTGCACACCGCGCACGAGGTGAAGACGGCGACCGAGAGCTTCGAGAAACTCGCCGGCATCATCGCCAACAACGACGTGCTCATGGACCTCGTCGAGCACGTCTACACCGCGAACGGCAGGAAGCCATCAAGCTCAAGCCGAGGCCCGGTCAGCTGCCCAAGATGGGTGACCGAGTGCGGTTCATCGCTCGGTCTCGCAAGTCGGGTCGCGGCTTCGGCGCGAGCGACATCGTCTACGACGAGGCGCAGGAACTCTCCACCCAGAACCGGTCGGCGCTGACCTACACCCAGTCCACGGTTCTGAACCGACAGGAGATTTTCGTCGGCACGGTGCCGAGCGACGAGGACGACTCCGAGGTCTGGGAAGGCATCCGCGACCGCGGCCGTAGCGGCACCTCACCGCGCACCGCTTGGCAGGAGTGGTCGCCGGAGGGCGCCGAGGACCCTGACCGCGCCGAGACGATCGATGTCGAAGACCGCGAGGTCTGGCGGCAAAGTATCCCGGCGTTGGGCCTCCGGATCCACCCGCAGACGGTCGGTGAGCAGGTCGACCGTGCGACCGACCGTGACGAGCTGCTGCGCGAGCGGTTCTCGGTGTGGCCGAACCGTCGGCCCGCGGAAGCTGCCAAGCTCTCCGAGCTCAGCATCGCGACGTGGAAAACCTCAGCTCGAGAGGATGCCGCGGTCGTCGGTAAGCCCGATGTCGTCATCGCGCTCGCTCTCGGCCGGGGAGGCAGCCACGGCACGATCGGCATGGCTCGCCGCGTCGACGACGATCACATCGCCGTCGAGCACGTCCACACCGACCGCGGCACCCGATGGATCGCCGCGTACATCAAGAAGCTGAAGGCCGACCACGGCAATGCGCTTCTCGTGCTCGACGCGAAGAACGCGGCCGCGGTGCTGTCCTCGCTCGAACGCGCCGGCATCAAGCACCTGTCGATGAACCTCGACGAGATCGCGGCCGCGCACTCGCTCTTCATCGAACACGTCAACGCCGGTCTCGTGCCGCACCGCGACCAGCCTGAGGTGACTCGCTCGCTCGAGCTCGCCACGACCCGCGGCATCAGTCGCGCGGGGGTCACTTGGGAGCAGTCCGACCCGACCAAGCCGGTGTCGCACGCGCAAGCCGTGACGTGGGCGCTGTGGGGCGTGCTGAAGTCCGAGGCCACCCCGAAGAAAGAACTACCGCCGCCACCGCCACCCGGCCAGGTGATCCGCACTGGCGGCGGCATCCGCGACGAGTCGAATCTCGCGGAGATGGCCTTCTAGAACGTAAGGGGTGTGGTGCCTGTGGCCGAGATCGGGTACCAGACCGAGCGGCTGGTCACGTGGGGCGCACTGGTCGCTGAGACCCACGAGACGAACCCCGAGCTGAAGTGGCCGCTGTCGATCGACGTGTTCGACCGGATGCGGTCTGAGGACTCTCAGGTCGGCTCCGTGCTGCGCGCGGTGACCCAGCCGATCATGTCCACCGAGTGGCAGATCGACCCTGCAGGTGCTGACGCCGAGGTCGTCGAGCTCATCGCGACCGATTTCGGGATCCCGATCAAGGGACAGGACCCCGTCGCGCCGCTGCGCACTGGGGGCCGGTTCTCGTTCGACGAGCACCTCCGGCTGGCGCTCCTCGAGCTCCCGTTCGGGCACTCGTTCTTCGAGCAGGTGTACCGCATCGAGGCAGACGGTCGAGCCCACCTCGCGAAGCTCGCGTGGCGGCCGCCGCGCACGATCCAGGACATCAAGGTCTCGCCCGACGGCGGCCTGGTGTCGCTCGTGCAGCACGGCGTCACCGGCCCCGGCCGAGGCCGTGTGGAAATCCCCGTCGACCGTCTCGTCGCGTACGTGAACGAGCGTGAGGGCGCGAACTGGCTGGGGCGCTCCCTGCTGCGCAACGCGTACAAGAACTGGCTCCTCAAGGACCGGCTCCTGCGGGTGCAGGCCCTCGCCGCCGAGCGAAACGGCCTCGGGCTTCCCGTCTACACCGGCGCACCGGCCCCGGAAGGCGCGCAGGTCGACGAGGCGAAGGCGTGGAACGAAGCGCAGATCGAAGCGGGTCTGAAGGTCGCGAAGGAGGCTCGCGCGGGCGACGCGGCGGGAGCTGCGCTCCCGAACGGTGCGACGCTCGAGTTCAAGGGCGTCACCGGCAAGCTGCCGAACACCGACCCGATGATCCGCTACCACGACGAGCAGATCGCCCGCGCCGTGCTGGCCCACTTTCTGAACCTCGGCACGGAGACCGGCTCCTGGGCGCTGGGGTCGACCTTCGCGGACTTCTTCACGAACTCGCTCAACGCGATCGCGAAGCACATCGCCGCCGTCCTGCAGCAGCACGTCGTCGAGGACCTGGTCGACAAGAACTGGGGCACCACGACGCGCGCACCGCGCATCGTGCCGGCGAAGATCGGCGCGAACCACCC